TTCGAGCTTGGCGCAAGGAACTGGGCGCGGTACATGGATGACATTGTGATTCTGTCATCCAACCCCTACGAATTGCGCGACTGGTTCGAGGACATCGAGGAAGCCAGCAAACAGCGTCTAGGGCTTGGCATCAGCAAGTGGCAAGTTTCTCCTGTAACGCGAGGAATAAACTTTCTTGGCTTCCGCATTTGGCCGCGTCACAAGCTGCTGCGCAAACGCTCAGTTGTCGGCGCAAAACGCAAAATTAAACGATACCTGAACAGCAACGATCACGAATCACTTGACCGATTCATCGCTTCTTGGCGTGGCCACGCAGCCCACGCCGACACCTGCAACCTGTTTAACCACCTGGAGAATCGCTATGGTATCCACTGTCATCAACACCCGTGAAGATCTTGACGCCATCACCGGCACGCCCGAGCACGATGCGTTTATGGCCACACTACGCGGCACGCTTTGGCGTCTTGAAAAGAACGATGCCGCTGGTGTCTGGCATGCCGTCAAGGACAACACGACCATCGACCTGTTCGGCTTTACCCGCGCTGACTTCCACGGTGCCGTAGCGCCTGAACTCCCGGCCTATGTTCAGCCGCCTTCTGATGTGCCGCAAGCTGTGTCAATGCGACAGGCTCGCTTGGCGCTACTGGGCGCCAACCTGTTGTCTCAGGTCAATGCCGCCATTGCCAGCATACCTGGGGCAGAAGGTGAAGCGGCCCGCATCGAATGGGAGTACGCGCAGGAAGTGCGCCGTGATTCCGCGCTGACGCAGTCGCTGGTTCCTGCGCTTGGCATAAACGACGCTGGTCTTGATGCCTTTTTCGCCGCTGCCGCTGCGCTGTGATGGACTACGCCCTGTTTGTCATCGGCTTTCTGTGGACTTTCTGGGCCATGTACGTGCTGGTGATGGGCATCTACCGCGCCCACCTAGCCAAGCGCATGACACCTGTGACGCTGGCCCTGTCGCTACCTTTTGTGACGCTGGGCTACGTCATGGACGTGCTGGCCAACATTACCGTCGCATCGGCGGTGTTTGTTGAGCCTCCACGGGAAATACTGGTGACAGACAGACTCAAGCGGCACATCAATCAAGGCACAGGATGGAGAAAGGCGCTGGCCAGCTACGTGTGCGATCACATGCTTGACATGTTCGACCCCAGCGGAAACCACTGCTGACATGCGATACCACGTCATTCCGATCAACGATCTGCGCGAACATGTGCCGTCGCCTGATTGCTGGTGCAGGCCGCCGCCAGACGATGAGCACGACGTTTTCACGCACCACGCCATGGATCGACGCGAGGACTATGAAACCGGGCAGCAACGCCTGAACTAGCCGTCGAATCGCTTGGCACGTCCGCATAATTGAGCAATTATCAATGGGGGCATCATGGCCGGATTCAAACTCAACCGATTTTCCGGGCTGCGACCGCGCATCCCTGAGTCGCTGTTGGGCGACAGTGATGCCACCGTCGCTCAGAACTGCGACTTTGCCTATGGCGAGCTGCGCAACACCAAAGGCGGGTGGGCCTACCTCTCGCTGACCAACACACCGGCTGGCCTCTACACCGACGACGGCCTGACGTTCTTCTCATGGACGGCAGACGTGAATGCCGTTCGCTCCCCGCTGGCCAATGACACGTTGAACCGGATGTACTACACCGGTGACAATGGGTTCAAGGTAGCCAATCGCCTGGGTACGCGCATCAACGGCGGGGCGCCGTCATCGTCCTATCTGGTGGGCGTGCCACGCCCGACCGTGGCGCCCGTGCTGTCTGCCCTGCCGCCTACGCCGGTCAATGCCTCGAACGCGAACATCACGTTCCGTTTCCACTGGGAGTACGGCGGGATCAAGTATCAGGAGCAGGCCATCGCCCCCACGGCGCAGGGTGACGACACGTACCGCTTCACGCCGCCCGCCATTGCGGCCAGCACCCCGGCCACGGCCTTCCCGGTGCTGCGCATGACCGCCACGTGGAAAAGCGACAACTCGCAGATCTTCGACCTCTATACCGGCAACTCGTCATTCAACGGCGCGGCCAGCGGCTTGTACAGCCTGGACATGACCAAGGACGCGGGCGACACGATGACCACCTACACAGTGACGCTGACTATGTCGGTCAAGGAGTCCGACAAGGAAACGCGGGCCTACGTCTATACCTACGTGAACACCTACGGCGAGGAAGGGCCGCCCAGCCCCCCCGGCCTCGTGACGACTTCGCCGGTCATCGGCGTGTCGGTCAATGCCGTGAAGGACGCCATCACCGGTTACGCGCCGATCAAGGAAATCCGCATCTACCGCACCCCCACGGGTTCGACCATTGCCGACTACTTCTATGTCGGCACGCTGGGCGTGCTCTCTGGCTCCGGCTCCTTCATCTTCACGGACAACGTGAAGGGCGAGATGCTCAACGAGGCGCTGTCATCGACCGAGTATTACCCGCCCAACCAGGCGCTGACCGGGTTGATGCAATTGCCCAACGGCATCCTGGCCGCGTGGATGGGTAACGAACTGCACTTCTCCGAAGCCTACAAGCCGTGGGCGTGGCCACCGAAGTACGTCAAGACGCTGCCGACCAACATCGTCGGCGGCATCGTGCATGGCTCCGGCGCCGTGGTGACGACACGCTCCCATCCGCATCTGGTGTCTGGCGTCTCGCCGGATTCCATGACCGTGAGCAAGATCAACGTCGATCAGGCTGGCTCAAGCAAGTGGGCCATCGCCGTGGTCGACGGCGTGGTGATGTACGCCAGCAACGACGGGCTGGTGGCGCTGACTGGCGCATCGGCCAGTCTGATACAGGGGCAGAAGTTCTTTACCCGCGAAGTCTGGCGGCAACGCTACGGCGCCGGCCTGTCCTCGATGCGCTTTGCCGTGTGGGACGGACGGCTGGTGGTGTTCTCGGCATCTGGCGCCTTCACGCCGTTCATGATCCGCTTCGACGAGGCAGACGGCACCATGACCGATCTGCCGACCTTCGCCGCGCAGTGCGCTTTCGTCAGTCCGCTGTCAGACCAGTTCTACTACGCCAGCGGCAACACGCTGCACCAGTTCAACGGCGGTACGGACATTGCGGCCACGTGGCAATCTGCCGAGCGCGTGCTACCGCGCCCGCTGAACTTCGGCGTGGCGCAAGCACTGGTGGAGGGCAACTGGTCGCTGGAGCTGTGGGCCTACGTGAAGAACCCGACCACGGGCGCCTTCGAGTACCAGTTGAAGCACACCGAGGCGCTGGCCGGAGGCCTCAAGAACTTCCGCCTGCCGGGTGGCTACGAGTCCGATCGCTACCGCCTCAAACTGGCCGGCACCGGGCGCTTCCGTGAATTGCGCGTGGCGCAGTCCTTCCGCGAGTTGTCATCCCTATGAGTACAGGCGTCAATGCCGGCATTCCGGGTATCCCGCTGGGTGCCCTCGATGCCATTACCGACGAGAACACACGGCAGGTATTGCAAGCCGTGGTCGATGGCCTCAATGTGCGCAACGGCTTCTCTGGCAGCAAGGATAATCGGTTCATCACCGCCAGCGAACTTGACCGGCTGACCACGTCAGGTTCGCTCAATCTGCCAGCGGCCAACTACCAAGCCGGTACTGCGCTTGATCCGGGAGAGATTTCGCGGGCGCTGTCCGACCTGCATACGCAGGTGTTCGAGTCCAAGCTGTTCCACGACCTTGAGGCGCGAGTCGATCTGATCGACAAACCGGGCGGTATTTTCGACCGTCTAGAAGCTGCCGAGCTGGTACTGATTCAGGAAACCAATCAGCGCATTCAAGGAGACACCGCCCTGTCGGCGCGTCTGGATGTCATGGGCACGCGGGTAGGATCTGCTGAGGCTGCCACCTCCACCGAGACAACTCAGCGCGTTAATGCCGACAACGCCATCCAGCAGACCATCACCACGCAGTATTCGTCGGTGAACAACAATCTGGCCCTGCTGCAATCGCAGCAGACCACCACAGCCAACAACGTGGCGGCCATGACCACGACCATGACGCAGATTCTGGCGCGAGTGGGCACCAATGCGGCGGCAATCGCGCAGGAGCAGCAGGTACGGGCAGCCGCAGACGGCACGCTGTACTCTCAATGGACGTTGCGCGTTGATGTGGCGGGCCGGTTGTCGGGCTTCGCTCTGGCATCGAGTCCGACCGTCTCGGACTTCATCGTGCGGGCCTACCGCTTTTCCATTGTCAGCCCGACCGGCAACTAC